CTACTTCTTTGGTCTTGCTCCAAGCCCAGCAGAAGCTGAACGAGAACGCAGCCGTGATGTCCCCACGTTACGCTACCGTGAACCCTGCTGCTAACGCTGGCTTGGTTGAAGGCATGAAAGGTCTGTTTAATCCTACAGACACTATCAGCAAGCAATTCAAGAACGGCATGATGGGTACTGGTGTGTTGGGCTTTGACGAGATCAACATGTCTCAGTCTATCAAGCAGTTCACAACCGGCACTCGCGCAGCGACTACTGGCAATTCTGTGACAACCACTGTAACTTCTGAAGGCGCTACTAGCCTTGCTTTGACCATTGGCTCTGGCCTGACAGTTAAAGCCGGCGACGTGTTCACTATTGCTGATTGCTACGCTGTGAACCCACAGACTCGTGAATCCACTGGTTCGTTGTTCCAGTTTGTAGCTTTGGCCGATGCAACTGCTGTTAGCACTGCTATCACTGTGACTGTTGCGCCTATCTACACCGCCGCTAATGCTTTGGCTACCGTTGACAGCTTCCCTACCGCAGCTAAGGCTGTCGTGTTTGTGGGCGCTGCATCTACTCAGTACGCTCAAAACTTGGTCTATCACAAGGACGCCATCACCTTTGCAACTGCTGACTTGCTGTTGCCCCAAGGTGTTGACATGGCTGCCCGCGCAGTCCACAACGGTATTTCTTTGCGTATCGTGCGCCAGTACGATATTAACAATGACCGTATGCCTTGCCGTATTGACGTTTTGTACGGTTTCAGCACAATTCGTCCACAAATGGCCTGCCGCATCTGGGGCTAATCTGAATACCCCTTCGGGGGTTTCATTTTGTAACATCTTTTAAAGGAAATTATCATGGCATTACCTAATGGTTCTGGTGGCTATCAAGTCGGCGCGGGCAATACAAGCGAAGCGCAACTGATCGTCCAAGGCGCACCTACTGCGATCACCGCAACAACCGCAACCCTAACTGGCGCTCAAATGGCCATCGGGATGATCACCAGCAACACTTCGGCTGACACCGTTGTTACGTTGCCTACAGTTGCCGATTTGGAAGCCGCAATTAGCAGCGCCCAAAAAGTCAACGCCGCATTTGATTTTGCAGTTGCCGTTGACGACACTGCTTATCAATGCACATTGTCTACCGCTACTGGTTGGACCTTGCTCGGTAACATGGTGGTGTTGGAAAACACCGGCGCCTTGTTCCGCGCTCGTAAAACTGGCGATGGTTCTTGGACTTTGTACCGCATTGCGGGCTAAATTAAATGGGGGTCTAAACAACCCCCATTTTTAAAGGAAACATCATGCCATCAAATACCCAAGCGGTAGGCGTCGCGTATAGCGATCCTGAATTTACAACTATGTACGCAAGCCAAGAAATTGGCTATGCACCTGGCGCACAAGGAACTGTAACGCAAGCAACCAACAAAGGTACTGGCGTAACTTTAAACAAGTCAGCAGGCAAAATTACCATGAACGCCGCCTCTTTGGCTGGTGGTGCAGCGGTAACTTTTACGCTGACTAACAGCACCATCAGCGCAAACGATGTCGTTATCGTTAACGTGTCTGGCGGCGGCACTGCTGGCGCTTACTGGCCTTATGTGTCCAGTATGACCACCGGCTCTGCTGTGATCGGATTGTGGAACAGCACTGGCGGCCCATTGGCCGAAGCTGTTGTTCTTAACTTTGCGATTATTCACGGCGCAACCTAACCAAAAGGGGGCTAATTACCCCCTTTCTACTATGAACATTACAATGATTCACCCTGTTCACGGTGCTAAAGTTGCCACAATGGAACTTGAAGCCGAAGCAGATGAAAAAAATGGCTGGACACGCTACAATCCAGACACGCCTTCTGAACCTGAAGCGGCTCCTGTAAACGTGCTGGAAGTTAAGCGCCGTAGAAAAGTGACTACTGAAGAGGTTTAAGCATGACAACGTACACCGCTGGCGAACAGATCAATCGGGCGCTTCGGCTCCTTGGCGTGCTTGCTGAAGGTGAGACGCCATCTGCCGCGACATCTCAAGACGCCTTGATGGCGCTCAACCAAATGATTGACAGTTGGAACACAGAACGTCTGTCTGTATTTTCCACGCAAGATCAAATATTTACATGGCCTGCCAGCATTATTAGTCGCACCCTTGGCCCATCGGGTGATTTTATTGGCCTTCGCCCCATTTTGCTTGACGACTCTACTTACTTTAGAGCGCCCAACAATGTGTCGTATGGCATTAAGTTTATCAATCAACAGCAGTACAACGGTATTGCTGTTAAGACCGTAACGTCCACTTACCCACAAGTAATGTGGATCAACATGTCGTTTCCTAATATTGAGATGTACGTTTACCCAAGGCCCACGCAGGACTTGGAGTTTCACTTTGTATCGGTTGAAGAATTAGATCGCCCTGCTAATTTGTCAACAATTCTGTACTATCCACCAGGCTATCTGCGCGCGTTTACGTACAACTTGGCCATGGAGTTTGCCCCCGAGTTTGGCGTTGAGCCAAGCCCCCAAGTGCAACGCATCGCCATGACTTCTAAGCGTGACCTGAAGCGCATCAACAATCCTGATGACGTGATGGCTCTGCCTTACGCATTGGTGGCCAACCGCCAGCGTTTCAACATCTATGCTGGTAACTACTAATGAAGACGCCGATTCTTGGCTCCACTTATGTCACCCGCAGCGTCAATGCTGCGGATGCCAGAATGGTCAATCTGTTTCCCGAGATTGTCCCCGAGGCAGGTAAAGAACCCGCGTTTTTAAACCGCGCACCGGGGTTAAAGTTACTTAACACCGTTGGCTATGGCCCGATTCGTGGCTTGTGGGCTTTTTCCTCAGATGACAGCACAGCTTTTGTTGTGTCAGGAACTGAACTGTACAAGATCAACACTTCCTATGTAGCCACGTTAATTGGCACAGTGGCGGGTGTTGGGCCAGTCAGCATGGCTGACAACGGCACGCAATTGTTCATTGCGGCCAATGGCCCCGGTTACATTTACAACAACACAACCGGCGGCTTTGGCCTAATCGTTGACCCCGATTTTCCCGGCGCTGTGACCGTGTGCTATCTGGACGGTTATTTTGTATTTAATCAGCCTAACAGTCAGTTAATGTGGATTACACAATTGTTAGACGGCACATCCATTGATCCGTTGGAATTTGTCAGCACTGAAGGTTCGCCCGACGGCTTGGTTGCCGTGGTGTCCAACTTTCGCGAAGTGTGGGCGTTTGGTACAAACTCAATTGAGGTTTGGTACGACTCCGGCGCCACAGACTTTCCATTGCAACGCATCCAAGGCGCGTTTAATGAATTAGGGTGCGCGGCCCCCTACTCGGTTGCCAAGATGGACAACGGCCTGTTTTGGCTTGGCCGTGACCGCCGTGGTCAAGGTATTGTCTACCGCGCCAATGGTTACACTGGCGTGCGCATTTCAACCCATGCGGTTGAATGGCAGATCCAACAATACTCCGATTTGTCAGACGCAATTGGTTACACATACCAACAAGACGGCCACAGCTTTTATGTGCTAATTTTTCCAACTGCTAACACCACTTGGGTTTATGACGCGGCAACGCAAGCCTGGCATGAGCGTGCGGGCTTTGTAAATGGCTTTTTTACCCGCCACCGTAGCAACTGTCAGATGGCGTTTAACAACAAGATTGTTGTAGGCGATTTTGAAGATGGCAACATTTACGCTTTTGACCTAGATGATTATTCAGACAACGGCGACATCCAAAAGTGGCTTCGCACATGGCGGGCGCTGCCAACTGGCACTAACACTTTAAAGCGCACTGCCCAGCATACCTTGCAACTTGATTGCGAGTCAGGCGTAGGTATCAATTCAGGCCAAGGCGAAGATCCTCAAGTCATGCTTCGCTTTTCAGACGATGGTGGCCACACATGGTCAAACGAGAGTTGGAAATCCATGGGGAAAATTGGCGAATATTACAAACGTGTAATCTGGCGGCGTTTGGGTATGACGCTAAAGTTGCGTGATCGGGTCTACGAAGTGTCTGGCACTGACCCCGTGAAGATTGCCATTATGGGTGCTGAACTTATCTTGAGTCCAACAAATGCCTAGCCCTAACGCTACGCCAACGCCAATCACGCCTCCCCGAGTGCCGTTGATTGACCCTCGCACAAATCTGATTGACCGTGCTTGGTACATGTTCTTTTTGTCGTTGCTTAACGCGGCCACGATTGTGGATGACGGCAATCTTGGCCCAAGTCCTGAGTCTTTAATTGCGTCTTATGACGCGGCGCTTCAAACATTGGCTCAAACTGTAGAAACACAGCCATTGCCGGTTGATTTAAGCGCTGGCTTGGCGGCATTAAAGCAAGAAGTAGAGACTGCGCCAAGGCTAGAAATTGGAACGATCGCGTCGCAAAATGCCGATAACGTCAATATAACTGGCGGCAAAATATCTGGTTTAGTTCCACCACTTCCTACAGCGTCCGGTGGTACAGCTTTGTCTGCATTTACGTCTGGCGGCGCGATGTATGCCACATCTACAACTGCTTTGACCACGGGAACACTACCTGTTGCGTCTGGTGGTACAGGCCAAACAACATTTACTAATGGTCAACTGTTAATTGGCAATACTACGGGTAATACACTTAACAAAGCCACATTAACCGCAGGATCAAATATTACTATCACTGACGGGGCAGGCTCAATTACAATTAGTGCTAGTTTTTCCACATCAGGTTCAACTGGTTCTGTAACATTGGCAAAAATTACCGCTTTGGGAACTGATGGTTCTTTGACGTTCTTAAACGGTTTGATTACGGCGTTCACCGCGCCAACATAAGGAATATTATGACAGTTACCGTCAAAGTCCTCGTACCGGCAAAGTTTGCCGAAAACGCCCAAACAACTCAGTACACCGCAACTGGCGTTACGGCCATCATTGACAAGTTTACAGCGACTAACATTACCGCCACGGCGGCCACAATTAGCGTGAACTTGGTTACAGTGACTGGATCTGCGGGCAATACAAACTTGATCACCAAGACCAAGACCTTGCAAGCGTCTGAGGTCTACACGTTCCCTGAACTGGTTGGCCAAGTGCTTGGTGCTGGCGACTTTATCAGTACAATTGCAGGCACAGGCAGCGCAATTAACATCCGCGTATCTGGCCGTGAGGTAACTTAATGATTAACCACCATTTCAGCGCAGGTGTTTACGCCAAAGAAACGCTGATACCGGCGGGGCATGTGCTTGTCCAACATAAACACAAGTTTAGCCATTTGTCGATCCTTGCCAGTGGCTCCATTGAGTTGATGGTTGATGGCGAATGCAAAGTTATTCACGCGCCAGCTTGTTTGACTATTGAAGCAAATAAACATCATGGCGTAAAATCGCTTACAGATGTTGTGTGGTATTGTATTCATGCCACCGATTGCACCGATATGAATGAAATTGACGAAGTGTTAATAGTGGCAGGCGATGACACGCAAGCCCGTGAACTGGCCCAGTGCCTTCAGGAGTAAATTATGCCATGGTCGTTTATTATCCCCGCAGCAGTTAGCCTTTTTGGCGCAAGCAAACAAGCAGGCGCTGCTAAAGATGCCGCCGCTACAACCGCTGCGGCTACTGATCAGGCCACGCAACTCCAGCGTGAAATGTACCAGCAAACACGTGAAGATCAAGCGCCGTATCGTACGGCTGGCTATAACGCATTAGCTGAGATGCAACGCACGGCGGGTAATGTACCTGGAGCGTTTAAGTTTGGAAATGAAGACATGTATCGTGACCCAGGCTATGCGTTTCGCTTGTCAGAAGGTCAGAAAGCGCTTGATCGTCAAGCTGCCGCCCGCGGTGGTTTAATCTCTGGCGGCGCTTTAAAAGCGGCTACTCGATTTGGTCAAGACATGGGTTCACAAGAATATACAAACGCATTTAATCGTGCTTTGACTGGGTATAACACTGGCGTAGCTAGCGAAAATCAGCTATATAACCGCCAAGCTGCATTATCTGGTATTGGTCAAACTGCTACTAACTTAGTTGGTCAAGCTGGTCAGAACTATGGAACGTCTGTAGGTAATGCGCTAATGAATCAAGGCGTTAATGCAGGCAACGCTCGTATGGTCGGCGCTAGTGCTTATGGATCTGCTTTGTCAGGTATTGGATCTGCTTACGGTAAAAATCCTGTTAGTTTCGGTAGCTTGTACGGCGGCAGTAATCCCGTTAATTTTGGCGGCAGTGGTAGCGGCACATTTGGCGAAGGTGACTACTAATCATGGCATCACTTAACTTTGGTATTTTAGATACAAACCTACCTGGCCAGATTGCTGGTAGTGTACAGCGTGGTCAAGACGAAGCGCTGCGCAATCAAATGGCGCAACAACAGTTAGCGTCAAGCCAACAACAGTTAAAAACTGGTGCGATGCAGCAAGAGTCTATGCAAATGCAAATTGAGCAGGCAAAGCGTGAGCGCGAAGCGTTGACTAAAATGCAGGCGCAATTTATTGCCAATGGTAAATCGCCCGACATGCGTGCCAATTTTCAAGAAATGGTGCAATCTGGTATTCCACATTTTATGGATATTGGTATCAAAGGTATGCAAAGTCTTGATCGTCAAGATCGTGTATCTGCCATTCTTGGTGGCAGCGCTCCTACGGGAATGCCTGCACCCGCCGCCGCACCTATAAATTCTATGATGCGCCAGCCAGCACCTATGCCTGCCGCGCCTACTGAAAATGCGTTAGGTACTGGTATGTATGGTATGGAACCTACGGCTCCGGCTAACGCTTTAGCCGCTAGGCCATCTGGCGCATATACACCAGTTATGCCTCGCAATGCATTAGCTCCTGCGGCTGCCGGTGCACCAGTAATAAACGACATTGAAAACACTTATCGCAAAATTGATCAGCTTCATGCGATTGGTGAGCATGATCTTGCCAAATCGCTTGAACAGCGCGTTAAAGATAAATTGCCGCCTACTGCTGTACAAGAATTTGAGTATGCCAAAAAGAATGGTTATCAAGGATCATTTGATCAATTTAAAACACTTCATGCACCTCGCACCACGGTTAACGTGCCGGTTAATGTCAGCACTGAAAAGAAATACGGTGAGCGGTTTGGTGGTTTGATTGCTGATGCGGATGCGGCTAAGTTAAGCGCTGCTGAAAGCGCACCAGCAGCGGCGGCAAATGCTGATCGTATTATTGATTTGATTTCAACTGGTAAAGTTATTACAGGCACAGGCGCAAATGTACGTTTGCAAATGGCCAAAGCACTTAACCTTGCTGGTGGCAACGATACTGAGAAAATTCGCAATACTGAAGTGCTCATCTCATCACTGGCCGAAACAACATTGGGTGCGATTAAGTCATCAAACCTTGGTGCGGGTCAAGGCTTTACCAATGCCGATCGAGATTTCTTGGAAAAAGCCAAGGCCGGTCAGCTTACATATGACGCAAAATCATTAACTGAGTTGGCTCGATTGTCGCGTCTTGCAGCTGAAAAGAGTGCTGAATCGTGGAATAAACGATCTGCAAGTATTCCAAAATCTGCTTTGGAAGGCACTGGTATTTCTACAGAACCAGTGGTTATTCCCCCTCGTAAGACTTCATCTGTAATGAACATTCCCGCTGGTGCACTTGCTGATTTAAGATCAGGAAAAGGTAGCCCTGAGCAGTTTGATGCAGTTTTTGGCGCAGGCTCGGCAAAACGAATTCTCGGTGAGGGTAAATAAATGGCTGACAATCCGTTTGCTCAATACGCACCTAAGCAAGAGGCTGCGGCAAATCCATTTGCTCAATACGCAACCACTTCGGCAGCTAGTGAGATTCCCGCAGCTCGCCGTAGTTATTCATTAGGTGAAGTACCATTAGAAGCCGGTAAAAATTTACCTGCAAGCGCTGGTCAGTTTGTCAGCGGTGTGGTGCAGGCTGTCACAAGCCCCTTACAAACCCTAACAGGTCTTCTTGATTTGGGTGCAGGTGCTTTGCGCAACTCGTTACCTAAAAGCGTGTCGGGCTTTATCGACAAATTTGACTCTGACCCTGAGGCTGCTCAACGTGCAAGCGAAGTGGCGTCTGCTGTTGGTGGCATGTACAAAGATCGATACGGCAGCTACGATGCGATCAAACGCACATTTGCTGAAGACCCCGTGGGTACTGCTGCTGACTTGTCTACCTTGCTGACAGGTGGTGGCGCGGCAGCCAGTAAGTTGGGTGCTACTCAAACTGGTGCTGCGGTGTCAAAAGCCGGAGCCATGATCAACCCAATGCGCCCAATTGCACCGGTAATTGAAGCCCCATTTAAGTTGGCGGGTAAAGGTATTAGCGCTGTCTATAACGCCCTTGATCCCAAATCTACAGCATATCTGACTGCCGCGGAAGGCCGTGGCCCAGCGATTGTCAATGCACTTCGTGGTCAAACTGAAATTGTGCCAGGCAGCCTGCCTACCGCCGCGCAAGCCGCTGCCCCCGTGGGGGCCACTCGGTTTTCCGCAATGGGTGAATCGGCTGCCCGTACTACACCAACACCATTCTTTGAACGCGAGCAAGCTCAAAAAGCAGCTCAATTGGCCGCGGTACAGACGGTTGGTAAAACACCAGCGGAACTTAAAGCTGCTGAAGCTGTTCGTAGTGCCACAGCCAAAGAGTTGTACGGTATTTCTGATCAAGCCTTAGTTCCTGCTGACAAAACATTTACTGGTTTGTTAGATCGTCCATCGATGGACAAAGTAATTGCGCGTGCAAGCGAGTTGGCTGCTGAGAAAGGTATCCCTTTCCAGATTGGTCAAAACCGCCCAGCTCAGACAATCCCATCGGCTATTTTGAATGCCGAAGGTATGCCTATGGGTGTAACTACAATCCCCGGAGAAGTGGCCAAGTACCCTGGTAGCAGTCTTCACATGATGAAGATGGCATTTGATGACCTGATCAAAAACCCTGAGCGTTTTGGCATCGGTGCAAACGAAGTGGGTGCAATCAATTCAACTCGCGGTAAGTTTTTAAATTGGGTTGAAGATAAAGCTCCTGATTACAAAACAGCACGGGAAACCTTTGCCGCTCAAAGCAAGCCAATTAACCAAATGCAAGTGGGTCAGTTCCTTGAAGGTAAACTGACTCCTGCGCTTGGTGAAGAGACAGCTCGATTGCGTGCTGCTGGTTATGCTGGCGCTCTTGATCAAGCTCCCGGCACAATCAAACGTGCTACTGGCCAATCTCGATTCGATGAACTAAGTCAAGTCATGACACCAGATCAGATCAAAGTTCTTGAGTCTGTGCGTGCCGATTTAGCCCGAGCCAAGTTAGCTGAATCCCAAGCTGGAGCAGCTCGTGGCGCTGGCCCAAATGTGAATCTGATGGGCACTGAGACACTGGGTAACGTGCGTGCTCCCAACTTCATCAACAACGTGACCACCGTGGCCAACGACATCCTGCGCCGGTTGCAAGGTAAGTTGGATCAGAAGTTGGCAATCGAGCTGGCTGCCGAAATGCTTGATCCTGCGGCAGCCGCCGCGGCGCTTGAAAAAGCTCTTGCCCGTCAAGCTAAGGGTGAAAAAATGGCAGAACCTTTTAGGAAAACTGGCAAAGCGGCATCCACTGTTCTTCGCACCCCCGCAACGATTAACATGCTGGCCCCACAATCTGAAAATCAAAATGCATTGGCGCAATAATGGATTCACAAGTTTTATTCAACATCGCCGTAAGTTTGGCAGGGTTCTTAGGTGGTTAAGTGTTGAACAACATCTATCGCTCAATTGAGCGCTTGGACACGGACGTGCGGGCTATGCCTTTGAACTACGTCACGCGGGACGACTATCGTGCTGATATGCGCGACGTTAAAGACATGCTTGGCAAAATCTTTGACAAACTGGACAATAAAGTAGACAAATAATGGCCGATGAAAAAGACTCTGCAAAAGGCGCGTTAATTGAAAAGATCACGTTTGCCCTTCTGCCACTGCTGTTCTCATGCGTGGTGTATCTTATGTCATCTTTGTCTAATCTGGCGCACGAAGTGACCATCCTCAACAGCAAGATTAGCTTGGTGGTCACCAGCGACAACAAGCAGGCCACCAACACAGGGGCAGAACTAGCGCGTGAACGGTTGCGGCAAGATTTGTCGTTAGAGATCCAAAAGAACCGTGACGACATCCAATACAACCGCCAAAAGATTGCCATCATTGAAACTAAATTGGAGCGCAAATAATGCTTGGACTAGACGCACTCCTGAACGTGGGCGGCAAGCTCATTGACAAACTAATTCCAGACCCAGAGGCCAAAGCCAAAGCGCAATTGGAATTGGCCAAGTTGGCGCAGGATGGTGAACTGGCCAAAATGGCCAACGACACCAAGTTGTTTGAGGTAGAGCAAGAAAACATCTCAGACCGTTGGAGGGCTGACATGGGGTCAGACTCTTGGCTGTCTAAAAATATTCGCCCTATGGCCCTTATAGCCATCTTTGTGGCCTATTTTGTGTTCACCATGATGTCAGCCTTTGGATATAACGCACAAGAGTCCTACGTCCAGTTGCTTGGCCAGTGGGGACAGATCATTTTCTTGGCTTACTTTGGTGGCCGCACAGTTGAAAAACTTGCAGACATGAGGTCTAAAAAATGACGCCGCATTTTACGCTTGAAGAACTGACACACACAGACCACAGAACATTGGACAACACCCCAAATGAAACTGAACAAGCAAACATTCAAAGACTGGCTGAGTTCCTTGAAGAACTTAAAACCTTACTTGGCGGTAAACCGATTATGGTCAACTCTGCTTTCCGCAGTAAAGCGGTAAACGATGCGGTTGGCAGCAAAGACACCAGTCAGCACCGTATTGGATGCGCCGCCGACATCCGTGTGCCAGGCATGACACCAGACCAAGTGGTGCGTGCCATCATTGCCTCAGACCTTGGGTTTGATCAGGTGATCCGCGAGTTTGATCGGTGGACGCACATCAGCATCCCCAACCAAGCTACTGGATCACCACGCAAACAAGCCCTGATTATTGACAAGGCTGGCACTCGGATGTTTGCGTAGTCTTATAGTATTTGGCAGGCATCTTGGCATTTTTGTCCAACTGCTTGCGCAGCCATTCAGCGCCGCCAAGCTCTTGTAAGATCATCCAATGCCTATCAGACATTCGTATCTGGCGGCCTTTTAATGGCTCAGGTGGTTTGGGTCTAGGCATCACTTCTCCTGAGTTGAAGCATGTAGATACGATGTCAGGCGTTTGATCTGCGATTCGCGGTACTTGCACATCGAATCGGCATATTCTCTGCCAGTCTGGGCTTCTAGTAGCTTGCGCTTGCATTCTTCCAGCTCTTTAAGCGCCAGCATCTCAGCCGTTGGCACGTCGAACACTGACTTGAAATAGTTTACGGTTTCTCTGAACATTACAATTACTCCTTGGTTATGGTGTTACACAGTGTATCACAGTTTAATGACCTTTGGACTGGCGGTACTCTTTAATTGCGTTCCTAAGTCCCGCTTGCGTAGTAGCCTTGTCGTCTAGTGCCAAGGCTTGCGCTTGATCCAGTGTGTCTTGGCACATGATCCTGTGGCAAATTACCGGCACACCCTGACCTTGACGGCGCACACGGGCGTTGAACTGCTCGTACAAATCCAGTGACCAGTTGAGGCCGTACCACACAAGGATGTGGCCGTTATTCTGTAGGCCGTCAATCCCGTGGCCCATAGATGCTGGGTGGCCTATCATCAAGGCGCAGTCACCCGTTTTCCAGCGGTGCATGGCGTTGTTAAGCGATGACTCAGACTTGCACTCGGTCAAGTTGATCGGGTCAAGGTGCTTAAACTTCTCCATGATTCGTGCAGCGTCCGAGCGGTAAGCGTAGGAGCACAGGATTGGTGAGCCTTGGGCTTCGTCAATGATCTCTTCCAGCGCTTCAAGTTTGAGGTCATGCACTGGCTCCCACAGGGGCATTCCAGCAATCGGATACATGGCCCCGTTAGAGAACTGGAGGCACTTGTTGGTCAGCGATGCCTGGTTAAACGCTTCCACGGTTGTACCGCTGTCAAGGGTCAGGAAAAACTCCTTTTCCATCTTTTCGTACTTAGCCCGCAGATCGTCAGGCATTTCGATTTCGACATTGTTGATCATCAGGTCAGGTAGCGGGTTGTAATCCTCAGCGCTCATTTCAAGCGTGATGTCACCTATCAGCTTTTTAATGGTGTCCTCGGTATCCTCATACGGCACTTCTTTGTATGGCCCGACCTTTTTGTAAAAGCGGGTGCGGAAAGCCGTCTTGGACGTACCCAGCCGCTCACCCTTGTCCACCACGAGGAACTGACCATGCAGATCCTTGTAGCCATTGGAAGCCGGTGTGCCGGTCAGGCCGGTTGACCAACTGAACTTATCAGCAATCTTTTTAAATGCTTTAACTCTGTTTGTGGCACTGTTTTTCATCTTGCTGATCTCATCCCAAATAATCCCGTTGAACGGCAGCGGCTTATCCTTCTTGACAAAATAAGTCTGAATCGTTTCCGATAGCCAGCCAAGGTTCTCATAGTTGATCAGATATACATCGGCTGGACGCAGCAGAGCACGGGTGCGTTGATCCTTTGTGCCCGTGACCATGCTAAACCGCAGGTGCTTGGTGTGCTCCCACTTCACAGCCTCTTGCCGCCAGACCAGCCGGATAACCCTGATCGGAGCCACGATGATCACACCCCGCAGGAACTGGGTGCGGATCAAATGAGCCAGGCTGGTCAGCGTGATCACGGTTTTGCCCAGTCCCATGTCCAGCCACAACATTGAGTTAGGGCGGGTGCACTGGAAGTTAACCGCCTTTTGCTGGTAGCCGTGCAGTAATTCAGGAGTCAACATTTTTCAGCCTGATATTTTTTAAACTCATCAAACCGGCGGTTTTTTAAATGATTTGATTCAATAGCAGCATCAATCATGAGATAGCCGTTTACAACATCGTCAACGATATGCACATCGACATGATGTTGACCTAGTTTGAGATGCTCCCGCATTTGAGCTTCGGTGGGCTTGGCTCCGGTGCGCTTAAATTCAATAAAAAACACAGTGCCATCAGGCAAAATAAACATGCGATCGGGAACGGCCATTCGTGCGGGACTGGTAAACTTGTAAACCAGTAATCCTTTGGATTTGGCATAGTCACATACTTTTGCTTCAATTTGTTTTTCTAGCATTTTCAATCACCAATGTTCGGTATGCGTCAAGTGCAACGCGCAAATCTTCTTTTAGGGTTTCAATCTCTTTTTGTTGGTCGTGCAACTTTTCGTTTGCTTCTTCGGCAAAACGTGCAAGGTTGTTGTATTCCCACAATTGAAAACTTGTCATGCTAGTCCGAGGCAGAGTTTTTCCACCTCCCGAATGTAATAATCAAAATCCACTGGCAACTTGCCAGCATCCTTGATGTCATTGCAAGGCTGGACACCCCAGCCAGATTCAACGCCAATCTTTCGCCATTGACCAGGATTCTTGGCAAGCGGGGGCATCCATTTGAACAGTCGTCCACCGCCCTCAGCAATGTAGTAGCGTGTGATGTTTTGTAGTTGTGAGGTCACGCCGTCACGCTCGATGGCTAGGTGGCTAGACCGCGGCACTTTGGTGCGAAGCATGAAGTCCATGATGTCTGGCCAGTTGTGCAGCGTTTCGCGGATCGGTGCGCTCTCGGTCAAAACCTTCTCGGCCACTTTGGCGATCACCAGACCACCGGCGTTTTGATGCCATTCCATATCGTGTTCATAAGCACCTTTGCGCTTGACGTTCCCATCCTCGTACTGGGCAATGTAGTTATTTACGTCACGGATCATCATTGTCTTGTAAATGGCTTCCTCAAGGTTTAACCCAGTGCGAAGTTGCCAAGCGGCACGGGCCAGATCCACCAACCACTTGTTTTGACGGGGTACACGCACTGTCAGGCCATCCGTGTTCACTTGGATCAGGCGAAGCCCCTCGATGTGCATCAGCCCTTCAGCCAGCAGGCACAGCAAAAGCTGGCCGTTGAGCGTAATGGACATGGTGAACAGTGGGTCATAAAACACACTGAAGCGACTGTTGCTGTCACCATAGACACCATTAAGTGCCAGCTTAAGCATGGCCGACTCAGCCGACTTCTTAGGATATGTTTTGCGTTGCTCAAACAAGTGCTTATAAATGCTTACAAACTCTTTCCCCAAATGCTCAGGATGAAATCCATTAGTAATAGCAAGATTTGGATAATAAGAGGTAACGTCCAAGTCAACAATGACATGATCAGCATCCGATTCGACCACTTCTGATTCAATGGATCCATGAATACCGCCAAGGCCAAAAACAAAATCGAAGCCATGAACGCGAGCAATAAGATCATTGAACACCCCCTTTGTTTCTGTGATTGTCTGCTCTTTCAACCAGTTCAGCACACGGTTAAACTCGGGCGCTTGAAACTGAATCCATGGCAAGATGGCATCTTTAAGCGCAATCTCTGGCCGTGGGGTTTGACGGGGTGTGCGTCCCTTAGAGCCAAAGTCATAGCAGGCAACACCGGCTTCTTCCAGCTTCATGACGAAGTAATCTTTGCCAATCTTGGTGTCATTGTGGTTCATAAAGTCACGGTTGTACTTGGCCGTCAGCTCCTCACGGAACCGGATCATGTCCAGCGTCTTAAAGTAAAACGCTTTGGTTTCCCGCACGTCTTTGGCGTTGTAGGACTTAAGCGTCACGATCTGCTCTTTGCCCAGCGCTGTGCCTACGGGGAATGGCAGATCCTCAATGGTGTCTGAGCGCATGTTGAACTCCAGCATCTTAAGGCTGGTGGCCCGTGCCTTGTTGTCAAAATGATGGATCTTAAATAGGTCAATCTGCTCAACGTAGCGGTCACTCGGGTTGACCTGGTGCATCCATTTGCCATTCTCATCGTCATCTTGCGAGTTGATGATAGCCATAGCCTTGTCGTATAGGGTTCGGGCATCTGATTTGCCCATGCGAATTAGCGTATGCAAGACGGGGTAGTCGAACCCCAAGTTGTTGTACCCGACCATGCGTGCGTTCGTATCCTTGAGATACTGGAGAAATTCAATGATTTCTTTGGAATCGTTGCGGTGGTCGCTGATTTCAAAAGACCAGCATAACGGCGCGTCTGTATGCTCCAGCGCCAGCGTGAAGACGTTGGGGTAGGTTTCGATGTCATAGACATAATCATTACTCATTACAATTACCAAGTTGGGTGGGGGCTTCGATTTGGTTTCGTCTAGGTAGGGGGGAAAGCCAGAAAATCCCTACAGAAACATCCTCGAATGCTGGCTTAACAGCCCCCGATTCTTATTGACCGCCTAAAAACGAAGGAAGACCTGCAAACGGTGCACTTGGCATCGCAGGCGCACCTTGAGGCGCAGCACCGAACATTCCAGCCGGAGCAGATGCCACCGGAGCAAACAAGTTAGACGCATCAACGGCCCCTTCACCGAATGCAGTATCGTCACCAGCAAATTGAACAGCAATTAGGTCACAGCGGATGCCGCGGCCATGCTTGTTCTCTTGCAACCAAGGTTTAACAGCGGCATTGACTCGGCAGCCACCGTACATCTTGCGGGCCAACTGCTGAAATGCCATGGTGTTGGCAGGATCAATAGGTGAGCCATCGGGCTGGATCATCTGCGGTGCAGAATCACGGCCAGCGGTGATAAACACGTTGCCAGCGTAACCATCGTAGGGCAGGAAAGTCTTTTTATTGACCTTCTCATTACCCATACCAAAGCAACGCAGTTTGCGGTCTTGCTGGATCATTCCCATTACGGTGTTAGCGTGCTCTTTCCACTTCTCCAGTGCCATTGCACCGTAGCGTGCCATGAACTGGGCAAAGCCTGCATGATCCTGCGGCATCAAGAATTCACAGTTGTAAGAAATTCGTTCTTTACCTGTGGATTCATTGACTTGCTTTTGAGGTTCCGCAAGGTGAGGAAAAGACAAACGAACATTTGATAAAAAGATTACTTCGGACATTACATTTACTCCATTGATTTACGAAAGCCAAGCGGGAAGCTCGGCGGGGGTTTCAACTGCGCTAAACAGCGGCGCAGCATTTGTTGTGACAGCTTGGCGGCCATCAGATTCGGGAACAACAGTCAGTTTGCCAGCCATCTTGACCACATATTCCTGCTCCATGCGGGTAAGTTGTCGGTCAGTAAGCTGAACCTTTGTGCCGTCCTTCTTGTCCCACGTCAGCTTTTCAGCCTTGGCGGGGGTGACGAGTTTAGTTTCATAGATTGCAGACTTAGGGATGCCCATCTTCACGAGCTTCTCAGCCATCTCAGCTTCAGGTAATGCCCAGGCACGGGAGCCGCGGCCATTGACCAACTTGAGGCCAGCAATGGTTTGGCCAGCTTCTAGGCGGCGCAGGGCTTCCTTCTCCACACCTTCGAGGAGCTGGCGCATAAGGGGAGCGGCTTCCATGATCTGACGGATCTGGCTATCGTCCATCGTAGATGGATCTTTGTCAGCGCTTTGCTGCGCAACATCGAGTGTTTGCATTACAGGCTGGAACATGATTCCTACTTCCTTCATTACGTTACTTGCCAGCGCAGAGCATGAGCCCTTAGCACGGCAGAATTTACATTGACTTTCACCCGGTACAAGCGGTGCATCTGGTTTGTCAGTTGCGGCGGCCTGTGTGATGATTGTACCCATGTTTGCAAGTAACTCGGAAACCGTCACAGTGTGCGAGGTGATGGGGTTCATACCGCGCAAAGCCAATTTAGGCTGGATGATGGTCATCTTCACATAATCAAAGGGATAGGTAGCGTTAACGGGTAGCTTGTAGCCTGCCAACACACCATAAGCGTATTGTTCAAGCTGCATGTTACCTTCGGCGCTAACGATACCCATGCCATCTTTGTAGTCGATCAGCTCAAGCGTGTTGCCTGCAATGATCTGAATATCCACTGTGCCAGACAAATCATTGCGGCCAAGCAAATAAGTAGGGTCTACCCTAATCTCGCTAATGACCTTGCATATCCCGTTTAAAGATTGCTCATTGATGTAGTCATAAGCCAGTCTAACTCGTGCAACTCGACTGGCTTCAACCATAAACTCACCCTCATGGTCTTTTAACGTCAGACCCATGAAGGCTTCGGGTTCAATTGGAATATCTTTAAAGCACTGTTCAAGCAATGTGTGGCTGTGTGTGCCGTCAACGGCAGCCGCGCCACTTTCCTGCTCGGGATACTTGGCTTCCTCCCTAATTGAGCCTGGGCACAAAGCCCAGCGGCTACGCTTAGAGGGAGACAGTTGGGCGTGTGCGCTCACTTGAGTGCCTCAACACCGGCAAACAACTGTGCATAGTGCTCGGGCTTTACATCGTTGATGTTCTGGTAACCCAGACCGGTCAAGACGTTTTGGATCTGCGATCCCTTGGCAGCGCCCAGTGCCTTGTATGAGGCCATCACATAGTCGATCAAGCCTTTGCCGTCAGAGAACGGAGCACCAGCTGTTTGAACAGCAACAACAGCTTCCGTTTTAGGCCAGAAAGGGGCATCGGGCATAGCTGGGGCGGCAACCACTGGAGCTGGTGCAACTTGTACCACAGGGGCTGGTGTTGGCGCAACAGGTGCAACTGGTGCTACATTCATCGCCTTTCCGATTGTGTCAAGACTTTGTCTAGTCATCATCGGTATCATGCCTTCGCAGATATTACGGTTAAGTGATTCGATAGCAGCAGTCAGCGCTTCAATCTTGAGTTCTAGTGACATATAACGATTCCTTTGGGATTACGGGGGGTTGAATTACAAGGCGGTCAGAATTGAACGCTTGCACTATCTCACGAAGAACATCAGACGGCTGTCCGTACTTTTCTGCTCTGCGGTGAAATGCTTTGTGATCATTAGGCGTAAGCCTAACGGTCAAAAATTTGGTGAGTGGTTTGGTTGCCATAATTTATTTTCCTGAACGGTTGCACAAAGTGTAGCACAGTGTGGTACGATTGTACAACAGTTTGTAAATAAATTTTTAGCAAAGAAAAAGCCCCGGTGTTTAGACCGGGGCTAAAAGGAGTGGCAATTCATGAAACAAATGACAACTGCATTGTCAGAAATGATTATATGAGCACAGCACCGCAAGTACAACAACATCCTGCATCTGTTGATGCATATATCCGACACGGTTGGTCACTTGTGCCCATTCCCGCTGGCACAAAAGGCCCCCGCACTCCAGGCTGGAACCTTAAACCCAATGCTTTAAAAGCACAGGGTGACTTGCCCCAAGGCTTTGGGATTGGTCTGGCTCACGCCTACTCAGGCACGATGGCTTTGGACATTGATGAGTGGGATAGCACCACCGTAGCACTTAAGCTACATGGGATCGATCTTCAAGAGTTGTATGATGCTAACGATGCTGTCATCGTGGACTCGGGCAGGGCTGGTCACGGAAAACTTTTGTTCACGATGCCTTTTGGCCTTACGCTGCCGTCTAAAAAGATCCTGATCAACGGTGTCACTGCATACGAGCTGCGCTGTGCTACGGCCAACAATCTTACGGTGCAGGATGTTCTGCCACCATCCATTCACCCAGAGACACAACAGCCTTACCGCTGGGCAGGCAAAGGTCATTGGACACGTTTGCCGGTGCTTCCGCAGCCTTTACTTGATCTGTGGCAAGGTCTGCTGGCGCAAGACAAAGAGCGCACTATTGGCACAGGCGAGTCAATCGATGCGTCATGGGAAGACATTCGCACGGCGCTCGAAGCCATAAACCCTGACTGTTCCCGCGATGAGTGGGTCACGGTGGGCATGGCGCTTAAGTGGGCTGGTGAACAGACAGACCAGCTAGAACCTGCACTTACCCTTTGGAACGACTGGTCAATGCCTTCGGCCAAGTATCCTGGTGAAGGTCAAATAGTTGCTCAGTGGATGAGCTTTCGCAATGACAAGGCAACTGCTGTCAAACTAGGATCCCTTTTTCACATAGCCAAACAACACGGATGGGTGCGCCCTATGCCAGACATTTCCACAATGTTCGCCCAAGTGGAGTCACCCGCTGACCCAAAGTCAGTCATCGTTGACCTGAGGCCAAGGCCACCGATGATGGATGTTTCTTTATGGCCAGCCGTCATTGCTAGACGCGCAAATGAGATTGGGCAAACCGTTGGTTGTGATCCCTTAGTACCCTTGTTCGCAGGGCTTGCCGCGGTGTGTGGTGTTGTTGATGCACGTACTCGGCTTGAGTTGATCAAAGATTTTAAGGTTCCACCGGTTCTGTGGCTTATGACGATCGGTGCACCAGCAGACAAAAAGACACCAGGTTCTGCGCCTATGCTGGCTCCCTTAAAGCATTTGGAGATTGAAGACCGGCCACGGTTTAGGAAAGAGATGCTCGATTGGGAAGGGCAAGAGGCCATGTTTGCTTCTAGCAAAAAGGCTTTCCTTGATTTCTCAGCATCACCTGAGGCGTTAATGGACACCAGCCAAGCACCGTCAGTGTTTGAGCTGCCACCTCAGCCCGTGCCCCTTCGCATCACAGTTGATGACGTAACCAGTCAGAAGTTGGTGCGCTTGGCAGCAGATAGACCCAGAGGGTTATTGTGTGCTTTAGACGAGATGAATAGCTGGGTGCGTAAACTGACCGACAAGGCCAGCGGTGAAGATCGGTCTGCGTGGGTCAAGGCTTATGAGTCATCTAGCTACGAGATGGATCGCGTGGGCAGTGGATCGATTTATGCCGAAAACTTGGCGGTATCGATTTATGGCAACATCCAACCCCGCGTGTTCCGTGAGAATCTGCACAACCTGAGCGCAGACGGTTTGGTTCAGCGTTTTGTGCCTTGTATCCTGAACGGTGATCTGACCAAGAAGCCCGTGGAGATTCCCGATTACTTGCTGAACAAGGATCAGTGGGAGCAGACCTTGCGCATCGTGTTCGCCCTGCCTGCTATGACTTATCAGCTTAGTCCCGAAGCCAAGGCCGTGTATCAAGAGTTCCAAGACTGGTACGACAGCAAGCGCAATGATGAGCGCCTCTTGCAGTCTGACGACACGTTCATGACGGCCTTTGGTAAGTTGGAAGGCTTAACAGGACGTTTGATTCTCATGTTCCATTTGGTTGAATCACCCTTCAGTATGGCAGTCAGTGCAGAGCTGACCCAGCGGGTGATCCAATTGGTTCAGTCTTATGTTGTGCCTGCGTATCGCTATGCCTTGGCCGAGTTAAGCGGCTCATCCAACTTCGACACATGGCTGCGTGACTACATCATCCAACACGCCGATGAGTCAACGATCACCATGGCTGAGATTAAGCGGTCAGCCCGTAGGCAGATTGAAAAAGTTAACGTGTGGCAACAGGATCAAATGATCTACGGTGCGATGTATCCACTGGAGCAGGGCAGGTGGGTCATGCGAATGGATGACGGCACACGGGAGAACCAGCACCATGCCCAGTGGGCTATTAACCCTGCGCTAGCTGTGCAGTTCAAGGATCACCGCAAGGCTGTCATCGATGCCAAACAGCGCCAGCTTGACGAGATTTATAGGCTGTCCAGAAAAGAAAAACCCCGAGTACACGGGGCTGAGTTGTTGGATTGATCAAGCCCCGCAAGGGGCTTTATCGTTTCATGTTGCGTATGTAAACAGCAAAACTGTCAATGGTGTCACGGCCAAATACTTTCATTTTCTCAATTTCTTTGGCCACTTCTTCTATTGCGTCATTGCGGATCTTTTCGCTTACTTCGTTAACTTGCACCGTTTGACGTTTGCGCCAGCCTAGAGCTTTTGTCCATGTGTTCATAAATAATCCCGTGGTTTTGGTTTATTAAGTTCAATGATTGTTGGGTTAATTAGGTTTTGCGCGTATCTAAGCGCCCGTTTTTCAGCATCGTCGCCAATGGTGTATTTTTCAACTACCCAGTGAAAGTTATACCAATACTTAGATTCAACAACCCATCCGTCATCGATGTCTTTTCTTATGCGTACTCTCATAATGGCGCGTCCTCAAAGTTGTCAGGGTTGAACTTAGGCACTTTATTGCCTTTGTCCTTGGGGTTTGGGAATGGTGGAAATGGCCAAACGGTCATCGGTTGGTTGGAAGCCTTAGTCAATAGTTTCATGGTTGGATTCCTTAGTCAATAGTTCGATTCCTTAAACGGTCATCGGCTGGTTGGGAGCTTTAGTCAATTGTTTCTTAGGCCGTCCGGCGCTCCTTGTGGGGGCGGCGGCGTCCGGCGGCGTGAGCGCGGCCAGCACGTCGGGCGCGATTGCCTCGAGCGTGCCGAGCACGGCCAGCAGCTGCACGGCGGCGGCGCTGGGCGCTCGTTGGCCAGCGGCCCACTTGCGGAAAGTGAAAACGGGCACGCCTAGCAGGCCGGCGGCGCGTGCTTCGCTCAGGCCGCGGCGCTCGGTCATGGCCAGCAAGTCGGTTTTGAATTGTGTCATGGGATCCTTGAAAAGTAGGGTTAAAAAAGCCCCGGCCACTGGGCCGAGGTAGAGTAAGGCAGGGTTTATAGATCCCAAGCGGCAGCGATCAGGGCCACGATGGCCGCGGCGATCAGGGCGCTCATGCTGGGGCCGTTAATCGGGCCTCAGCTCGGCCCTGCTCGATCAGGCGGCGGGCCTCGGCGCGAAAATCCAAGGATTCTGATTCCAGCATGACGCGCAGTGACTGGGCAGGAATTAGATCCCGTTCAAATTGAAAACCCGCGTTAATGTATTCGGCTTCGGTGTAGTTCATCGCTCGATCTCCCATAGGTTAACGATTTCGTCAATTGTGGCCAGGGCTTCGGCGGCGGCCCCTCGGCGTTGCTTCGCGTTCATTGTGTCGCTCGTGCTCTCGGCTATTGCTTCCAGGGCGGCCACGGCCTGCCCTAGTGCCCGCTGCAGGTCGGCGATCCGTGCAAATTGCCGGGCAGTACCCGGGAACCCTTCCGAGTAGGCCAGCGCTTCGGCCTCGGTGGCCGTTAAATTTTCAAGGTTTATCATAATTTCAGGCTTTCAAAATAGGAATGACGCGACGGGCCAGCGCATCGGTTACCCGTGCCCGCGATCCGTGCGCTCGAAACCCAATGATCACGCGGCGATCAGCACGGGCACAAAGCCCGCAGGTCGCGCACGTTATATCCTCGCGGGTTTGTGCTGGGCATACGATGATTGTCCGGCCCTCTGGGGTTTCCGTCTTCTCCGGCGTATCCATGGGCACGATGCAGGTCAGGGGCGCTCGGGATACGTTGGCCAGCGCGTCGGCCTCTCCAGCATCGTCGGCGCTTAGGTTCACCGTGAAGCCCCAGTCAGTGGCGCATTGTGCCCAATAGAGCGCTTCTGGGGTTTTCTTGTGGGTGTACGTAAACCCGCGGCGGCCACTGTTGGCCCGTACGATTTCACCCAGGGCGGCGGCGTCTACCTCTTCGCCGGCGCCGGGTAGATCCCCGGCCACGTTGAACCGCCACAGTTGGCCAGCAGGCAGGGCGGCCACTGATTCGCAAAGCTGGGCGAGCGTGCCCCCTCGCTGCGCTACTCGATCCCAGCTCATGCGGGTGTAGTAGTCTTCGGCGTAGCAGTCGGCCCGGTAATGGGGGCAGCTCTGGGGGCAGGTTTCCCGCTGGGAATAAGTCACCGGCAGCGGGCCGGTTTTGCTGTTCGCGGATTTTAAAATGAAGTGATATTTCATTGCTCATCGCTCCCGTCGTCGGTGTCGGCTTCGGGTTCGCTCTCATCGTACGGGGCCTCGGGATCCCCAGGCAGGTAGCGCAGCGAGGTTAGCAGGCGGCGCTTAGTTGCTCGGTCTTCACTGGCCAGGGCTTCGGCCTCATCGTCGTATTCGTAGTGCATGGTTTACCTCACATTGATAAGTTGAAAGTGGGAGCGCAGGAACCGGGCCGGATCCGTTGCGTTGAGCTCGGCGGCCACGGTGTCAGCGGATAGATCCTTGATCCAGCCGTGGCCGTACCAGTGGCCAGCGTTACCCTGCTTGTCCAGGGTGAACCAATTCTCTCCCCATTGAACCTCAAGGAAGGTGTGCCCAGCGTCGGCCAGCTCGGCGCAGCGCTTGACAATCTGGGCTTTGCTGGGCCTGCGGCCCTTGAACTCGATCAGCTTAGGTTGGTGATCCATGGCCTGCCCCTTATGCTTTGCGAGCGCTCACGCGCACGGTATAGAACGCGGCGCCGGTGGCCGTATGCGCCGTGATCAGTTGACGCGATGGGGAAAAGTGATCAGCGATGGCGTGCCAGTCGGTTGTATCTTTCCCAGGGCAGTAACTCACCGCGGCCCGGTGCTGGGTTCCTTCAATGGCGGCCTGCCCTGCTTCGATCAGCACGGCCTTCAATTGATCCTCTTCGGCCTTCAGGTTGGCCAGCTGGGCCTTGACTAGTGCCAGGCGATCAACGGCGGCGGCCAGCAGTACGGGGTTTTCGTTTTTCATTATGCGGCCCTCTCGATAGCAGCACGGGCGAGCTTCACGGCGTCAACGATCTCGCCGGTTTTCTCAAGATCTGGGCAGTGCTCGAGCATGGCCAGCAAAGCGGCGAGTAGGTCAGGGGCGGCGGCCATCAGGCGGGCATTGTGCAGGGCGTCGGCGCTCGTGCTGCGCTTGTCTCCCTTGACTTTGGCCAGGGGCGCGAAACCCCCAGATTGTGCAGTGACGTTGAATTCTCCGCTTCGGATAGCAGGCCGAGCGAACCAGGGGCCGGGGGTGTGTTTCAGTTTCATGATTTGATTCTCCAGGGTTACGGTTACGGGTTACAGTGAAAACAGAACGATGAGGACAAAACCCAACGCGGCCAGCAGGGCAGCAGCGCCGGCCACAATGGTTAGGTCGCTGGGTTCCTCAGGCAGTGGCGCAGGGTTTAATTCGATGTAGTGCAGGTTGTGCTTGTTCATGGTGTGATTCTCCGGTTATGGTGGCCCCAGCTTTCACCGGGGCCGGTTTATTTATCGGGTGAGGGCTTCGCGCTCGGCGGCGGCCAGCTCGGCCAGTGCGCGATCAATGACGATGCGTAGAGCTTCAACGGTTGACGCAGCACGCGCTTCGCGCTCGATTGTGCTCAGGGCCAGCTTGCGAGCTTTGGCGATCTCGTTGGCCTTGTGCAGTGCAATCAGGGTGGCGGGGTTATTCAAGTTCATGATTCACTCTCCCACGTACATCAGGCAACCGTTGCGCACGGTCAACTCGCCGCTACTGCCTGCGCCTAGATCCTTGATCAGCTCGAGGATCTCGCGCTGCGTGCGCTTGCTGCCTGCACGGTGAATAATGGCCACGGTGCGCAGCAGGGCGCTTCTACCGTGGGGCTTTGCTCTCTCGATCTGGGCTTGTTCAAATTTTGTCATGATGATTTCTCCAGGTTACAGTTACAAATTACGGGCCGGTTTTGTGTGCCGGTGAATGAATTGTAACCCAGTGGGTGAGCTTGTCAAGCACAATCGATAAAATATTTACTAGGTGCTTTCCCTACCCTCTGGGTTTCCCTGCTTCCCTTGGTGCGTCAATTGTGACTTGTGGAAGGAAGAGGGATTCTGGGATTCCTGATTTCTTGTGCCTTTTGAAAAAAGGTGAATCAGCCCCCTCGCCTGCGCGATGTCACAATTGACGCACTGGCCAGCTTTCCCCTGCTCCCGTTACCCGCTGGGTGATTCCCTCACCCGCTGGGTTCGCGTGCCCATGGCCAGCGATTCCCTCACCCGCTGGGTGCAGTGAACCCGTTCACCCGCTGGGTTCGCGTGCTCAGTGGCCTGCGCAGTGGATCACGGCGGCCAGGTGTCACGATGGCCAGCGATCCGGCGGCGCTGGGATCCCGATGGATCCGCGGCCTGCATCGATCCCGATGGATCCCGATAAATCCCGCGGCCCGCGATGGCCGGCGGCGCGAAGCAGGATCCGTGCCAGTGTTCCGATGGGGCCGGGTAGGGCCGAAGGCCGAAGGGGCCCAGACTGGGAGGTATCACGAACAATTTTTTTATTTTTTCAAAGAATCCGTTAACCCGTTACCCAATGGGTTCACTTGACACCATAGATACTTCTGCTACCATCACAACCACTATGGAATCATTAAATCCCGATCCTGTAGGCGCAAATGTCACAATGACCAACGACAACAAAATCGAGCTACCAGACTGGCTAGACCCTGCGCCTCGCACACTTGCCAAATCACCCCCTGCGGTGAAGTCGTTGGTATTGGCGCAATATGAGCATGTATTCATGCGAGTCATCGATGAAGTGGCCCATGGCAAGTCTTTGTCGCAGGTGCTCAATGACGATCAGCGACACATCGACTACAACGACTTTTACCGGTGGATCAAAAAAGATCCAACCCGTAAGCAATTGTTTGATGAAGCCCAGGAGATGCGCACCGAGTTTATGGCCGGCGAGATCATAGAGATTGCCGATGCCGATGACACACTCGAAGATGTGAACAGATCAAGACTGAAGATCGATACACGCAAATGGCTCATGGGAGCACACAATCGCAAGAAGTACGGAGCGACCACTAACATTGAGATGAGTGGTGGGATCTCGATACTGGCTGCGCTTGAAGCGGCTAACGCTCGGGTGATTGACTTGGCCGATGTAACCGATGTGCAGGAGAAGTAATGCAGACTTTAAAGTTTTCTCCAGAAGATGAGCAGGTACTAATGGGGCAGCTTTGGAGCGCCCAGATTGCAGACAACCCAGAGACGTTTGTACTTTTTGCGTTTCCATGGGGGCAGAAGAACACACCACTCGAACACTTCAAAGGCCCGCGGGCATGGCAGCGTAGAACACTTAGGAAGATAGCCGATCACATTAAGGCCAACCGTGGGCAAATGGACATGGATGCGCTTAGAAGGGCAGTCAGCTCGGGTCGGGGGATCGGGAAGTCGGCGCTGGTTAGCTGGTTAATCCTGTGGATGCTGACCACTCGAATAGGTAGTTCCGTCATTGTCTCGGCTAACAGTGAGAACCAGCTGCGCACGGTGACTTGGGGTGAGCTGACTAAGTGGGCAACCATGGCGATCAACTCACACTGGTGGGAACCATCGGCTACTAAACTCGTGCCTGCCGCGTGGCTGACCGAGCTGGTTGAGCGTGATCTTAAAAAAGGCACTCGATACTGGGCCGCGGAGGGGAAGCTGTGGAGTGAGGAGAACCCCGATAGCTATGCCGGTGTCCACAATCATGACGGGATGATGGTGATTTTTGACGAAGCTAGTGGTATTCCAGACACAATTTGGTCAGTGGCTTCAGGCTTCTTTACCGAGAAGATTTTGGACAGGTACTGGTTTGCGTTTAGTAACCCACGGCGCAATACTGGGTATTTCTTCGAGTGTTTTAACGCCAAGCGGGACTTTTGGGACACCGAGATTATCGATGCTCGGACAGTTGAAGGCACAGACAAAGGCATCTATGACCAGATTATTGCTGAGTACGGTGAAGATTCCATACAGGCACGCATCGAGGTCTATGGCGAGTTTCCAGCCTCTGGCGAAGATCAGTTTATCTTGCCCGTTGTGGTCGAGGATGCGTTTAAACGGCCTAAGTACAAAGACCTGACAGCTCCGATTGTGATTGGTGTTGATCCAGCCCGCGGTGGTATGGACTCAACAGTCATCGTGGTGCGCCAAGGGCGTGACCTAGTGGCCATCAAACGCTACAAAGGCGAGGACACTATGAGTGTTGTCGGTCATGTGATCGAAGCCATCGAAGAATACAAGCCTGCGCTTACCGTGATTGACGAGGGTGGCCTTGGGTACGGGATACTTGACAGATTAACCGAGCAGCGGTACAAAGTACGCGGGGTTAATTTTGGTTGGAAAGCAAAAAATCCAATAATGTGGGGTAACAAACGAGCTGAGATGTGGGGTATGATGCGCGAATGGCTCAGGTCAGCCGCAATTCCTACCGACAGACAGCTTAAAGCTGACCTTGTTGGGCCGACTAAAAAGCCCAATTCCGCAGGTACTATCTTTTTGGAAGGTAAAAAGGAAATGAAAGCACGAGGTATTGCTTCACCCGATGCAGCTGACGCGCTTGCCGTTACTTTTGCCTTCCCAATAGCACATCGGGAGTCGCGTGAACACACAACGCGCCGCATTCAATCCGATCGTAGTGTGGTAGCAACATCATGGATGGGTAGTTAAATGGCAACTAAACCTGGCTTGTATGCCAATATTCACGCAAAACAAGCACGCATTAAAGCGGGTTCTGGCGAAAAGATGAACAAAGTTGGCAGCAAGGCAGCACCGACAGCCAAAGACTTTAAAGACTCAGCCAAGACGGCTAAGAAAGGTAAATGATGCCACTCGTCAAATCAAAATCACCCGAAGCCTTCCGCAAAAACGTCAAAGCTGAAGTGGCTGCTGGCAAGCCAGTCAAGCAAGCCGTGGCCATTGCCTACAGTGTCAAGCGCGAAGCGCAGAAACCAATGAAGAAAAAATGAAAGCACTGCAAGACTGCATCATCATTGAGCGCGATGTGGACAAGCACCCCTTGTTTGTATTGCCTCAGACTGAAAAGCTAGGTACTGGCATTGCAATTTCAATTGGCCCAAAATGCCTAGACATCAAACTTGGTGACCATGTATACTTCGACGTAGGGCAAGAATTTAAGCAAGATGGCAAAGAATATGTCGTCATGCGTGAGCCTCATATTTTAGGGGTTTTGGAATGAATGATCCTACTGGTATTGTTGCAGCGGCTAACGTAGCTGCTGGCGGTAAGCCTAAAAAGAGTGCTTCAGATATATTGACAACCGCCCGTTCGCGGTTGGACATGGCCGTCTCCGCTTTGGCCGAAAGCCGCGAAGACGAAATTGACGATCTGCGCTTTTATGCCGGTTCCCCTGACAATCATTGGCAGTGGCCTGCTGACGTACTGGCCACTCGCGGTGCGGTGCAGGGCCAAACGATTAACGCCCGCCCAACATTAACAATCAACAAACTGCCGCAGCACGTTCGTCAAGTGACGAATGACATGCGTCAGAACCGCCCAGGCGCGCGGGTTATTCCTGTAGATGACGATGCTGACGTGGAAGTGGCAGACATTTTCAACGGCATGATTCGCCACATTGAGTACATGAGCGACGCTGATGTGGCCTATGACACCGCCTGCGAGAACCAAGTTGCATATGGCGAGGGTTACATTACCCTAATGACCGAGTATTGCGACGAAAACACGTTCGATCAGGACATCAAGATTGGTCGCGTGCGCAACTCATTCAGTGTTTACATGGATCCATTGATCCAAGACCCAACGGGTGCGGATGCAACGTATTGCTTTATCACCGAAGACCTGACTAAAGCAGAATATGAGCGCCAGTATCCAGATGCTGCGCCTATTTCTACCTTGCAGTCCCTCGGTGTGGGTGACCAGTCGATCAGCAATTGGCTCAATGAAGACACAGTGCGTATTGCGGGTTATTACTACATCGAATACGACGTAACCAAGCTGAATTTGTACCCTGGCAATCAGTCGGCCTTTGAAGGCACGCCTGAAGACAAGATGCTCAAGGACATGTTTGGCAAGGCCATCAAGTCGCGTGAGTCTGAGCGCCCACGGGTGATGTACTGCAAGATCAACGGCTACGAAATCCTTGAACAAAAAGAGTGGGCTGGCAAATGGATCCCTGTGATCCGCGTTGTTGGCAATGAGTTTGAAGTAGACGGTAGGCTATACGTCTCCGGCCTTGTGCGTAATGCCAAGGATGCCCAGCGTATGTACAACTATTGGGTCAGCCAAGAGGCCGAAATGTTGGCATTGGCGCCCAAAGCCCCGTTCATTGGCTATGGTGGCCAGTTTGAGGGCTATGATGACAAGTGGAAAACCGCCAACACAAACAACTGGCCATACCTTGAGGTAAACCCTGATGTGACCGATGGCCAAGGCGCAGTCTTGCCTTTGCCCCAACGTGCGCAGCCGCCGATGGCTTCAACTGGCCTGTTGCAAGCCAAAGCTGGCGCATCTGAAGACATTAAGTCCACAACTGGGCAATACAATGCCTCATTGGGCATGGGAAGCAATGAACGCTCTGGCAAAGCCATTCTGGCTCGCCAGCGTGAAGGCGACGTAGGTACTTACCATTATGGTGACAACCTGACCCGTGCCGTGCGCCATGTGGCCCGTCAGTTGGTGGACTTGATCCCCAAGATTTACGACACACAGCGTATTGCCCGCATCATTGGTGAAGACGGCGAGACTAAGATGGTCAAGATCAACCCTGATCAGCCTCAACCAGTTAACAAGATTGTTAACGAGCAAGGGATTGTGATCGAGAAGATTTACAACCCCGGCGTTGGTAAGTACGATGTGGTGGCCACGACTGGCCCAGGCTACGCAACTAAACGTCAAGAAGCGCTAGAAGCCATGGCTCAGTTATTACAGGGTAATCCCCAACTGTGGCAAGTGGCCGGTGACTTGTTTGTTAAAAACATGGACTGGCCGGGCGCCCAAGAGATGTCCAAGCGCTTTGCCAAGACCATTGATCCCAAATTCTTGTCGGATGGCGAGGATGATCCAGCATTGCAAGCTGCCCAGCAACAGATTCAGGCCATGGGCGCCGAGATGGAGCAAATGCACCAGATGATCCAAAATGTCGGCAAATCAATTGAGATGCAGGACATGGAGCGCAAAGATTTTGAGGCTCAGATCAAACTGTATGATGCCGAAACCAAACGTATTGCTGCGGTGCAGGCCGGTATGACTGAAGAACAGATTCAAGACATTGCCATGGGTGTTGTTGCTGCGGCCATGGAGTCGCAAAACACAGTCAACCAGATGCCTGAGATGCGCGAAGAATCCATGCCCATGGAAATGCAGCCTCAACCGGAAATGATGCCACCACAAGGAATGCCACAATGAAAGCCGCAGACTTTATAGGAATTTTGTTCCTAGCCCGTGATGTAACGCACAGTGTTCACCTGAACACCCGTAGTTACAGTAAGCATGTGGCGCTTAACATCTTTTATGACCGCATTATTGGTGCGGCTGACGACTTTGCCGAAGCCTACCAAGGCCGGTACGGTCTAATTGGCCCAATTACCTTGAATTCGGCCAAAAAGACGGCTAACGTCATTGAGTTTTTGCAAGACTCACTTGCTGAAATTGAAGCTGCGCGATACGATGTGTGCGATAAATCTGACTCATCTCTCCAGCAATTGATAGATAATATTGTTGAGATATATCTTCGCACGCTGTACAAACTGAGGTTCTTAGCATGACTGTTAATCTTTCTGCACTAGCTGGCGCAGGGCAACAATTTTTCACAGACGTTGGCGTTCCCTTATCTGGTGGCAAGTTGTATTCGTATGCCGCTGGCACTACAACGCCTCAAGCAACGTACACAACGGCAGCGGGGACTGTTGCCCATGCAAATCCAATTATTTTGGACTCCGCTGGTCGTGTTTCTACGGGTGAGATTTGGCTGACTGCGGGAAGTAACTACAAGTTTGTGCTTAAAACAAGCACAGACACTACCATAGCCACTTGGGACAACATCACAGGCATCAACGGCACTGGTATTACATCTAACGCTAGTAACGTCCAATATGATCCTGCGGGAACTGGCGCTGTATCTACTACGGTACAAGCCAAATTGCGTCAAACCGTTAGCGTTCAAGATTTTGGCGCGGTTGGTAATGGCTCAACGGATGACACAGCAGCGTTTCAATTGGCTTTTAATGCTTTGACTTCAGGCGGTGAGTTGGTTATTCCAAATGGAACTTACAAACTCACATCGACAATCACGGTATCAAATGCAAATGTTTCTGTTTCTTGTTCTGGAACATTGACATGGACAACTCTTGGCGCATCAAAAAATGGTTTGACCATCAGTGCCAATAATTTTCTATGGGATGGCGGCAGAATATATGGCCCGTCAGTAGGAACTTATGTTGCTAATGAGCGATTTATTTCGATGATTGGAACGTCAACATCAAATAGAAAAACAGGTTTAAAAGTTTACAACGCTGAAATTTATTACTTTGGCTCAGTTGGTATTTATACACAATTTGTTGATAACATTATTGTTAAAAATAACTATATACATGACTGTGGATATGGGGGAGCAATATTTTTGTCTTCCAACTATGGAAACTTTGAAGCTAATAAAGTTAAGAACATCACGCCTGGTACGGTTGGCAATATGTATGGCGTATCTCTTACCCATGATTCAACAAATTACTCAATTGATCCCAATGCGGGAACAAAACTAGCAACCAATCCGTTTTGTTGGGATTGGTACATTGCTGGAAACCATGTTGAAAATAATGCTTGGGAAGGCATTGATTGCCACGGAGGATATGAAATTTGCATTACTGGCAATCATGTCTATGCAACCTATGGCGGTATTGCTTGTTCTGGTAGCAGTGGATCAGCGGCAAATTATGCTGGATGGAACAATGTAGTTACAAACAATGTTGTCGATGCGGCTAACTCAGATGGCACTGCATCTGGATATGAAAACCAAAATTATGGTATCAACTTAAACGGTGGCTCTACAGTTAACCATAAAGATGTTGTGTGTACGGGTAATGTAGTTAAAGGACATGGGATTCTTGGAAATCCAAATAACGGTGCAATATTGGCTGTTTACATGACCAACGGCAATATTTCTAACAACATTATTCAAAAATGGGGCGCAAGTGGAATTAACATAACTTCTTCTCAACACATAGTTATAAATGGGAATGAATTTCTTGAACTTGGTGGCGCAGCGGCTGGTGAAGAATATGCAATTCAAGCGCTAAATACATCTACTTTAGGTAATACATTAACAATTACAAATAATTCAATGTATGCAAATGGCGGGACTGCTGGACGAATTGGTGTTAACGCCCCTGTAATTAGTACACTTCCTTATTTCAACGGAAATAATTTTCTTGCCGCAACAGTTGTTCCATTTCTTTTTAGTTCAGCGCCTTTTCTTGTTAATTCACAAGATATGCCAATTTATAGAGTGTCTATTTCAAATCCTGGCACAGGTGAAACGATAGATATAGCCGCAATGACTAGGTATTCTAAATTTCAGTTGTATGTTACATCTGGCGATGCCGCATCAGTTGTTACCAATTTAGTCAATGGAATTGCTTACCAAAATGTATATTTGTATGGCTACACATCTACAACTTGGGTTTTTAATAGAAGTACCGCTAAATTGTCTGCGGGTACTAATTTCCCAGGCGCACAGTACGCATCATTGGTTTTAGAAAATATTGCAACATCTGGTTCACCGCAATGGATTGAGATTAGTAGATCAATCAATTCATAATCAAATCATTAAACCTATACTAGAGAACTAAAGCTATGGCATCAAGATTTTGGGTTGGTGGTTCAGGTACTTGGGATAATTCAAGCACCGCTAATTGGTCTGCAACTACTGGTGGAGCGCCAGGCGCGTCTGCTCCAACCAATGCTGATACGGCTACTTTTGACGCAAATAGCGGAACTGCGGCAGTTGTAAGTGTTGCTTCTACGGCTGTTTCATCAACAGCAACCGTTAATAAATCTGATATAAATATTTCATTAGCTGCAAATTCATCTGCTACCGCTTCTTTAAATCTTAATGCAGGAACATTAAGTTTAAATACTTATACATTAACTATAGGTTTTTTTACTTCTGGCGCTGCTACAGCAAGAACTTTAGCTTTTGGAACAGGTCAAATAAATGTAACTGGAAATAATACAACTGTCTGGGATCAATATAACGCTACAACGCAAATGACAGTTACGGGGACTCCAAAGGTCAATTTTACTTATTCAGGATCAACAGGAACAAGAACAATACGAGGTGCTACAACACAAGCAGCTTCTATAAGTGTAAATGTTACTGCTGGTTCAGATATTATTAGTTTAAGTAGTGGATTTCGTTATGTAGATGTTAATTTTACAGGATTTACAGGTACTTGGACTAATACAGGTATTAACGGACTTTATGGAAATTTGGTTGTATCAAATGGCATGACTGTCAGTGCTGGTGCTAATGCGATTACTTTTGCCGCTACATCTGGAACACAAACAATTACCACTAACGCAAAAACATTAGATTTTCCATTGACCTTTAATGGTGTTGGCGGCACGTTTCAATTGCAAGACGCAATGACAATTGGATCAAGCAGAACTGTAACGTTAACTAACGGCACGCTTGATCTTAAAAATCTAACTTTGACAACGGGGTTGTTTGCATCGTCTGGAGCAGCGGCACGATCTATTGTTTTTGGTACTGGAAACATTACTTTAATTGGAAGCGGCACTGTTTGGAATACTGGAACGGTAACAAATTTCAGTTATACAGGCACACCAACGGTTAACATTTCCAACAATTCAGCAACCGCAACAACTGTAACAACTGGCGCAATGTCTGCGGCACAGGCTTTAAATTTCAACTACACAGTTGGAACTTACACTTTGACAGACACTTCTGCGGTTTACAAGTCGTTAAATTTTACAGGCTTTACGGGAACAATTCCTAATTCTGTTAGAACTATTTATGGCAGTTTGACTTTGGTTAGCGGCATGACGCTTACTGCTGGCGCAAATGCAACCACTTTTGCGGCTACATCAGGCACAAACACAATCACAACTGCGGCAAAAACGCTAGATTTTCCATTGACGTTCAATGGTGTTGGTGGCACATTTGCTTTCCAAGATGCTTTGACACAAGGATCAACTAGAGCATTTACCATTACAAATGGCACAGTTCAGTTAAAGGCTAACGCGACTTCTACGGTCGGGTCATTTGTTGCAAGTAGTACAGCCGTTAAATACTTGCAATCTACAACACCTAGCAGTCAAGCCACAATATCGCAAGCCAGCGGTACAGTATCAGTGTCTGATTTAACTATACAAGATTCAAACGCCGCAGGCGGCGCTTCTTGGAACGCATATACTGACTTTGAAAACACGGACGCGGGCAATAATGACGGCTGGAATTTTAGTTTGTCGCCACCTTATGCTAGTTATGAACCACCGATTATCATAAGATCGTTTACACAACCTCGGAGATTTTAAAATGACCATGAATATTAAAGCCGTAACAACTTGTTTCGGTTATCAGCAAATCACAAGTTTAACGGCTTCTTCTGCGTTAACAGTCCCAACTTTGGCGCCAGAAGGTTTAAATGCAAAACCTGTTTTGGCGTTAATTATTGCCGAAGGCGCTCCTGTACGTTGGAGAGATGACGGGACTGCACCCACTGCTTCGGTTGGTATGCCTATCGCAGTTGGAGTGCCATTTCAATATGATGGTGACTTAACAAAAATTCGTTTTATTCAACAATCTTCAAGTGGTATTTTGAACATTAGTTATTACAGCTAACTTGACAAGCGCCTTCTTAGCGCATAATCTAAGAACTGTATCGGCCCAGTTGACCGAGGAATCCAAGGATTCATTGAAATGACTGAAGAAGTCCAAGCCCTAGCGGAAGTAGACTCCGCGCCAACCACGGATGTGACGGCCACACCTGAAGTTGTTGAAAGTACGCCGGAAGTAGCTGAAACACAGCCTGCCAAGACATTCTCGCAAGAGGAACTTGACGCTGCTATTGGCAAACGCCTCGCAAGAGAGCAACGTAAGTGGGAAAGAGAACAAGCAAATCGGTCTGCGGAAACGCAAATCGTGAAAGCCGCCCCGTCAGCATCCGTTGACCAGTTTGAAAGCCCTGAAGCCTATGCGGAAGCACTGGCCTATCAGAAAGCCGAAGAATTGATCGCCAAACGTGAAGCGGCCAAGCAGCAATCGCAAGTTCTTGAGAGCTATCACGATCTTGAAGAAGAAGCTAGGACTAAGTACGACGACTTTGAACAAGTTGCATACAACCCTAAACTTCCAATTACAAACGTGATGGCAGAAACGATCCAGTCTTCGGACGTTGGGCCTGAGTTAGCGTACTATCTCGGCTCTAATCCAAAAGAAGCAGATCGCATCTCGCGTATGTCGCCATTGAGCCAGGCGAAGGAAATTGGGAAAATTGAGGCCAAATTGGTTTCAGCGCCCCCAGTTAGAAAAACGACATCTGCGCCAGCGCCGATTTCACCTGTCACCGCACGCTCCGCTGGAGTGTCGGCTTATGACACTACTGATCCACGGTCTACCAAGTCCATGAACGCATCAGAGTGGATTGAGGCCGAGCGCAAACGACAAGTGAAAAAGTGGGAAGCACAGAACCGCTAATTTTTTTTAAAGGACTTTTAAAATGTCAAACAGTATTCTGACGATCGACATGATCACAAGAAAATCTCTCGAAATCCTCGAGAACAACCTTGTGATCACCCGTAACGTGAACCGCCAGTACGACGACAGCTTTGCTGTTGAAGGTGCTAAGATCGGTTCAACCCTGCGTATCCGTTTACCTGACCGCGCTCTGGTAACTGACGGCGCCGCCCTGCAAGTTCAGGACGACAACGAGCAGTTCACCACTTTGACCGTTGCCAGCCAAAAGCACATCGGTGTCAACTTCACATCTGCTGAATTGACCATGCAATTGGATGACTTCGC